GTCGGCGGATCAACTCAGAGGGGTTGACCCGCATCGTCACCTCCTGCTGGCCAATGGCGTTGCCGAGCTCGGCGATGGTGCTGACAAAGCGCACCACCCGCTCGAGGTCATTGCTGCGGCCAACGGCCGCCAGGCCAACGCTGACCACTGGGCGCACCAACTCCTTGGGCAGGGGCTGGAGCTTGCCCTGGCGGATCAGCAGATCCAGCTTGCGGGTGACGTAAGGGGTCTGGAACTCGGTGGTGAGGATCGAATAGATCGAGCCGAGAGAGTTTTCGATCTGCAGCGCCTGGAGGCGGACCTCTTCTGCAGTAGTGCGCTCGCTGTCGCGCACATCGGCGAGCATGAACGCTTGGCTGAGACGGGCCTCAATCCGGGCCAGGCCGGCCATGGCCACCTGCATGTCGCCGGCCTTCTGCACCTGCAGGGCCTGGACGTCATTGATGTCGCCCACGACAAAGGCGCCGTTGGCCGCATCGGCCAGGGCCTTGGCCTTGGTGACGCCGTTGGGACGCACGAGGAATCGGATCGCAGCGCTGGCCAGGGAGCCTTCGGCCACCGCTTGGCTCAGAGCTTCAGCCGTCTTGAGATCAGCCAGCGCGGCTGACTCGACATAGCCCACCCCGTAGGGCTGGCCATCCACGCGCGACATGCGCAGTGGCATCCAGGGGTTCGACTCGATCGGGGCCTCGCCCTCGCTACCGGGGATCCGCTTGCCCTTGACCTCCTGATACCACTCGACTTTGTCCTTCTCCCAGTGAACGCAGGTGTAGACCTTGACCGTCTTGTCGTACTCGCCGATTTCGTCGTAGTCGTCCTTGGCCAGGCGGCCGACAACGTCGTCCTCGTCCTCCTCGAGCAGCGCTTTGATCTCGGGCGGGAGCGTGTTCATCGCCAGCTCCTCGCACGTCACCACCTCCAGGGGATTGCCCATGGGGTCGCGCGAGCAGACGTAGCGGTTCAGGTGATAAACCTTTAGCCCGTCTTTGCCGACGTAGAGCAGCACGTTGCCGCAGACAATCAGCCACAGCAGGGCTTCATGGAAGGCGACCCGGTCGTTGGTGCCTTCGATGGAGCGGAGCACCTCCTGCTCCATCTTTGCCAGGGCCGAATCGAACTCGGATTTCTGCGAGGTGTCGATGCCCTGCCGGATCATCTCCATCTCATTGAGCGTGAACCGGAAGAAGCTCTGCGTCGGGGGCAGCAGGGCCAGCAGCATCCGGCTCGCCAGGTTCAGCACACCCCTGGCGCCGATGCCATTCCACGGAAGGGGAAACACTTCTTTGTTCCCCTTGGTGGGCTCGTTGCTGGATGGCACGAGGTAGGGGAGGGTGAGCCGCGCAGCCTCCCGTCCCCGCTCGAGGTAGTAGTTCCGATCGGACTCAAGGGCCCGGTAACGCTGCGCTGCAGTGGCCATGATCAGACGGGGATGTTGAGGCCAGTGCCGGCCGTTGCGGTCTCAGTCGGCGAGATCGCCAACGAGGTGTTGAGGTTCTTGAGGCGGCGGTTAATCGCCTGCGTCACCTGTGCGCCTTGGACCGGAGCGTTGGTCGTTGTCATCACCGCGTAGGGAGCGGCCGACACCTGCTGCTGTTGCTGCTGCTGCATGTTGGCGGCCGACATCTGATTCATGAGGTCGTTGATCATCCCCATGTAGAGATCTTGGTTCGCCTGGTTCTGCGCGATAGACGCATTGATTGCGTCGATCATTGCCTGGCTTCCGTCGTCGACGGAGTTGGACCACTGCTGCGTCTGGTTGCTGGCCTCAGGCGTTTGCTGGGCCGGCGCCGCAGTCGCGGCCGGAGCCTGCGTGACCTTGACCGTCGTGGACGGCATAAAGCTGTAGGTCGGCAGAGTCGTGGTGGAGCTTTGCCCCTTAATCACGGGCGACTGCGTCGTCTGTGAGCCAGTGACTGCCCAGCCAGAGCCAGGCTTGGGAGCTGGGGCCGCTGCCGTTGGCGTGTAGCTGATCACGCCTTTCTTGTTCTGGTCAATGTTGTAGATCTGCTGCGCGTTCTGGCCGATCGTTGCGTCGTTCCTGGCCGCGACAGTCAGGATCTTCGCCGTCGAAATGCCGGCGTTGTTGAGGTTCCTGATCTCAGACGCGGTCAGCGTGTTGTTGCCCTTGAGGGCCTGTTGAACTTTCTTGTTGGCGTTCTTGGCCATCGGTCGTGCTCCTAGATGGTGAGGGTGCTGGAGGGGGTGCGGTCAATCCGCAGCGCCTGCCTGGTCTGGCCAGGCCTGTAGTTCTCGTCGCGGAACCGGCCGACCACCGGCCGATCAGCGCTGTCCTCTGGCGGGGGTGCGCCCTTCAGCAAGCTCTGCCGCATGGCGTCTTGCTGCAGAAGCTGCTGGTTGTCGGCTGCCATCTCCGACAGATCCTTCAGCTGCGTCAGCGTGTCCTGCAGCCCCTGGTTCGACTGGTTCAGCAAATCCTGCGCCAGGTTCAGCGGGTTGTCCGGGGCCAGGAGATCCTTGACCTTGTCCCACATGAACTGGGTGTCGTTCTCAACCCGGTTGGCGCGAGGGTCTTTGTATTTGGTCTTGACCGCCTTGCGCTGCCGCCTGGCATTGCCCAGCTTTTCCTTGTAGGCAGCAGGACTCATCTGGCCCTTGCGTGCTTTCACCCGCTGGACCCGCTGTGTGGCCTGCTTGTACTGCTTGGTACTCCGCAGTGGATCAGTGATGCGCGCCCTAGGCACGCTGCCGCCACCTCCTCCAACGCACATCAGCCCACCTCCAGATCAACACCTTTCTCGAATTGCTCCTGCATTGCAGTGATCAGGAAGCGGACCACGGAGGCCTGGCCGGAGCGGAACCAGACCTCCTTTTCGGTCCACTGCAGATCAGGCGCGCGGTCCGGGAACTTCTGCGCCAATGCACTCACAAGGCGCTCAGAGATCGGAGGCAGCGCAACCACTACAGGCCTGCAGATGTAGTCAGGCTACCGGCGGGCTCCATAGCAGGGGAGTGCCGGTTTGCAAGTCATACTCACCAGGCCGAAGGATGCGAGCACACCTGGCTTGGGTGATCGCATAGTCCTCGCTGAGCTCCTTCTTGGCGTAGGCGGCAAGCACCGTCTGCCACATCTCCACTTCCGTAGAGCAACTGGCCAAGGCCCTCTCCGCTGTCACCGGGCCATAGCCAGGGCAGCCGGGGTAGTTATCAGTTGCATCGCCAGTCAGCACCTGGGCGTAGAAGGTGCGATCAGCCTCGAGCCTGCTGGCGTGAATGATCTCGCCATTGCGCAGGTGCAGGCCGGGGATGGTGAGCAGGTCTTTGTCGAGGGAGGCAATGATGTCGCCGTCTTCGTACAGCACGCCCAGCACGTCATCGCCTTCGATGTCAGGCAGGCGCGCAACCCGCCAGCCGCGGGACGGAGCAGCCTTCTCGACCCACTCAACCAGCTGCCGGTAGCCAGCGGGGCGCCGGTACTTCTTGCGGCTGGCCTTGTACTGGGGCCACACGCCATAGCGAAAGGAGACGCGATCCCCGAAGACCAGAACGGGCTGGTGATCGGGGGCGCCCTCACGGATCTCGGCGATCAACTCCTGGAAGTTGGCCTGGGCATCGGCGTGACGGCACAGGTAAGTCCAGTCGCCGTCATCCCACTCAGCCTCCCACTCCGCCGCGGTGGCGGAGCGGAACAGGTAGCACTCGGCGTCAGTCAGGAGCTTCTTCACAGGCCAGCCTCTTTCATGTCGGCCTCAACCAACTCCTTCAGCCGCTCCCGGTACAGCCCGGTGTAGGTGCTGCAGGTGCGACCCGACTGCTGATACAGCCACTCGAGATAGTCCTGGCGGCGCTGTTCGATCTTGGGGTCAGTCATTGTTGGTCTCGCGGATGAGTCGATCGGCCACCTCGTTGATGGCCAGGAAGCAGATGCGGGCCTGGCCCTCATCGGGCGCCCAAGTGCGGATGCGCTGGCTGATCTCATGCACCACCGCCTTCATGCGCCGGCGGTCATCGATGCTGTATTCACCGAGGCTCCAGTAGAGCTCGGTCAGTTCATTAAGCAGGGTCATTCGAGTGCCTCAACAGTTGCGTTTGGCCAGCGGTTTTTGCAGTAGCTGATCGCCTTGGCCTTGGTCGGCGCCGGCATCACCACACGCATTGCCGGCATGTCTGGTTGCTTGACCCGCAAGCGGAAGTCGCGGGTGCGTTCATCGGCCTTGGGCCGGCTGACGCCAGGGCCAAGGTTGGGCTCCACCCACCCGGGCGGGATGTAGTTCGGGGCGAGTCCCATCACTCGTTCTCCATCTCGAGCATGTGCTCGCAGCAGCGGATGTACCCCTCCCACCACATCTGCGCGTAGGAGCGTTCAACGCACTCCGCGTGATGCTTTCGAGCGCGGCTCAGAAGTCGAGCAACGGCGGCTCTTGAGACGTCGATTGGGGTTTCTCCTTTTCGGATTGCCATGGCTGGATGTTGCGAGAGTCGTGGACGTTGATGTGACCGAACTTCCCGAGGAAGACCATCAAGCTGTTCTTGCGCCGAGAGACCACGGCCCCGCGTTTCCAGTTGCCCTGGTGGTAGGCCTTGATCTCGTCGCCGGGTTGGTAGTCATTTGTCCAGCTCATCCGTGTGTCTTGCGAAAGGCCTCCATGTCCCTGAAATCCATCTCCTGAAACTGCGGGTGCTGCGCCAGGAACTCAGGGCTGGGCAGGATCACGTCCCGCCCCTTCTTGTTGAACTGAAGCGTTGACCACTTGCCGGTCAATAGGCCCCGCTCGAGGATCGAC